CGTCCTCTGTGCTTAAAATCGCAGTTTGTCGTGAATCTACAACGAAGAGTTCTTCGTCGTTAATACCGCAATTTTCAAACATCTCGATAAGTTTCTCGTCGGCGGTATTGCTCATTACTTCGATAACTTCTGGAGTAGGAGCAATTTCTTTAGCGGCGTCTAAGTTAATCAATTCTCTAATCTCGTTTTTAGTCATTGTATCTAGTACCTTAGTAGCCAACAAAGGCGATAAGCTAGATAACGCATCCGCTACAATATTCTTCTCAAGTGAACTAGAACCAAGTCCAGCCATTTTTCGTAACTCGTCAGTAGTTGCAATTTGCAATAAAGTTTGCTCCGACATTTGAGCTTTTATCGGTTCTTTTTGTAGAATCTCGACTTTACCCGTTATGCCGTTTTGAAGTAAAAGGCTAGTAAAATAATCCTCGAATATTTGTTGTTTTCCTTTTACGTAGTCGTGAGTCCATCCTTCAATAGCTACACGTTTTTCGTCGGCGTTATTAGAAAAACCGTTATCGCCTTTTAAACCTACTATGACTGGGTCAACACCATGACCCGTATAAATCTCGTCTCGGATAGAGTTGTTAAGGTTTAAAAATCTATCATCTTGACCGTTCGGGCTTATTGGCGTTATCTCTACTCCACTCTCTTTATCTTCGTTAAAAGATATCATTGACTTCCCAGCCGAATCCGTACCATGAAACGTATCTTTGTACATTCTAGTTATTTCGGCTTTCTGTTGTTCTGAAGGCTGACCGTTATTGAAGTTCACTAAGAACCCCGACGAGAAGCCGTTCTTTACATTGTTATAAGTAAAGTTAGAGATTTGATAATCGGAAGCAATATAAGGTACTGCGGCGACGTATTCGGGTAAAGGATAAACTCCTAAATCTGGACGATATTCTTTATAGTAAAGTAGATACCTTTTATCTTTTTCTCCTTCTTCGCCGTATTTAAACGGGTGAAAGATTGTAAAGTCTGGATTATTTCGTGGCTTTCTAGCCGACCAATCGCAAGTATAGTAGTATACTGGGTCTTTATATCTACCCTCTTCTTCGTCCCATTCTTGCTTAGATACTCTAATTTTTGAGAAGTCAATATGGTAAGGCGTTACCCCTTCGTTACCTCTATTGTATATAATTTCATTTGCGAAGCCACCTTGTAAAACTAAGTCTTTTGCAGTCTTTTCTAATACCCTCGAATCTTCTAATTTAGCTACAAATGTAGTGCCTTTAATATAGTCGGAAGTTACGCTATTTGTTCTTGAATCGTAGCGAAGCCCACGACCAACAATATAAGACGACTTTTTGTTTACAATTGTATTGTGCTTCGCACTTGAATTGTAGAGATGAATTAGATAATCTGGATATAAATTTCTCCAGTCTATGTCGTCACCATAAAGCACCCAATCGACATTATTTTTCTCCTTAAATATTGGAGTTTTATGGGCGTCGAATTTGGTTAGCTTTCCCTTACCATCTAAAAAGTAGTTAAATCGGCTCATGTACTTTATATGTTATTATATTTTCGTGTTGGATATACTGGCTAGTCTCAAAGTCTGCTAGTAACATTATACCTCTCTCTACTATATTACCGCTTAAAGAAGTGTCTAAGTTTGTAGTGCTTGTTTGTTGTCTTATAATGTAATGATAACGCCCAGCGTTAAAAAGAATAAGAGAACTATTCAAGCGGTCATCTGTACCCTCTGTAATATTGAACAAATTAGACCTATCTCGTGCCGCTCCAATTGTGCTAACGTCTTGACAAATACAAGTATTCGACTGCTTAGTAGTATCAGAGATAAACTCAAACAGATAAATAGGGTCACTTATCGTCGTTTTCTCCTTCAGTGTTAGGCTTACGTTTTGGTTTAGCTGACTCTTTTTTATCTTCATCTTCGAATATATCTAGACCTATTTTTTTATACAACTTTTCGTTCCCTTCTTTTATGACAAAAGTACCGTATCTTTTAACAAAACAAGTTGCACCTATTAATTCCTTTTTGATTTTCATACTTAAAAAAAATTATAAGAGAGGCGAATATTAACCCACCTCTCTTAAAGGTTTATTAGCTTATTGTTAATCCAGCGACTACTAAAGCGTCGATAGTATAAGGAGCGTTCCCAGAACGAGCCGTAAACGTCAAAGTATATCCGTTTGAATCGTTCATAGTTGCACCAGTTTGAGCTACTCTAGAATTAAGGTCTGCGCCTTTTTCAAGTCCAGCAATAAAGTAAACTCCGTTGTTATCTTTATAGATAATTACGTTAGGCTTTCCAGCTAAAAGTTTGAACTCTGTATTTTTAGTATTTGATAGTTTCTGAATCATTGCAGTAATTACCGCCTCTGAAATTTGGTTTCCGTTTTCTACGGTTGTAGTGATAACCGCATTAGCAGTTTCTTTTTTCATCCAATAGCGGTAGAAAGTTCCAGCAGTGATAGCGGTAACGTCTCCAGCTACTACTGTAGAAGCGGTCACCTCGTCAAGTCGTCCTACTAAGAACTCCCCAGCTTGAATACCGCCTAAACCGTCCTCGCATTGTTCAGCAAAACCCGTTGTTAATACACATGGCATATTTTAAAAGTTTTAAAAAGGAAGGAGCGCTAACCCCTTCCTAAATGATTAATATAATTATACTAAAGTAAATTCAACTACTTGATCAGTAAAGAATACTTGACAACCTCTTGTCCATTCAGCATCTACTAAGATTTTCTTGTTAGTTACTGGGTCTAAACGGAAGTCAAAATCAGAATCATTCTCACCGTCCATACCGATAACTAGGTTAGAAGGGTAAGTTAATATAATTCTGTCTGTACCTCTTAAACCGTAAGTTGGACGAATTTTAACGTCTGTACCGTAGTACATTGTGTCACCGTCTTGGCTTACATAATGGAACAAGTTAGCCGCTTTTAAAGCTGAGATATAAAGGTCATAAACTGACTTAGGTACATACATTACTGCGTCTTCTCTTTCAGAAAGTTCTTCTGGTCTTGATAACCACATACCTTCTAAAATAGCTAAAACGTTACCAGCAGTAATTCCAGTTCCAGAAGTTACACCGCCAGTATTACCGTCAACTGCGTCAGCAGAAGCGTCGATTATTTTTAACCAACCGTCGTACTTATTTTTATTTGCAGAACCAGAACCAGTGTCTCCAGTCCAATCTGCTACGTCAGTAGCTTGTAACCACTTAGCATTTTTCTCTGCAAAGTAAACCGCCGCAATTTCTTCTGGCATTACTTGTTTGCCTTCTAAAGTTCCTTGTTTCAATAAGATTTGAGTCCACTTGTTACGAAGGTCAGAAAGACATAAGTCCTCTGATACTGCGATAGGTGCTACTGTGATAGTTTTGTCTGTGAATGCAGTTGCTCCACTAGCAGTTCTAGAGCAGTTGTCACCGTCTTGGAATACTACGTTAGTACTCATAAAGTGCAAGTTAGAAGAACCTTTAAGTCCTACTTGCATAGTTGCCTCTGAGGCAGTTAATTCTGGTGCTACTTGTAGTGCGCCAATCAATGGGAAATCTCTATCCTCAATATATGCCGCTAGGGCTGATACGTCAAATGCCATGTTTTATTTGTTTTTAGATTTTAAAAATATATTTGTTTTTGCCTCTGATTTAAACGGGTTAACCGCTTTTTCGATAGGCTCTTTTGTTGGCTCGTCTGCCAACTTCTCAAAAATCTCCTTAGAGAAGTTTTTAAGGTCGTTAAATTGTTCAGTCATCATTGACTTGAACGCTTCATTTAATTCGATTAGTTCAGCTTTAGAATCTACTAACTGTGCTTTTAAAACTTCGTTTTCTTCTTTTAAGAATTTAACAGTTTCGAAAGTTTTTTCTGTTTCGATTCGCTCGATAATCTTTTTTACTCGTTGTTCTGGAGTTGCTTCTTCTGCCATTTCTTCTTCTTCAATTGGCTCGACTACTTCTTCCTCGATTACTTCGGGCATTACAATTTCGTTAATTAATCCGATAGCATCTTCAACGACAACTAAAACTCTACCGTCTTCTATTTCGTAAGAACCAGCAGGTGCAGGAATCGCTTCTTCGTCTTGGATAGTTACGGTAATAGCAGCACCAACTTCAATAGCTGGTTCGGCGTCAATTTTAGTTTCTCCGTCAACCAATACGGCAGATTCGAAAACTTCTTTATTTAAAACTTCCTTAACCTCTTCTTTAACCTCTGGGTTTGCAGAAAAGAAATCGGAAATCTTTGTCTTTAGATTTGTTTTTTCCATTTTTACATTATTAAATATACGCTTGAAATCATCCAAAATAGATGATGCTTTTAATTGTTTTTCTTGAGAACGTCCCTCAATAGAAAAGCCGTTGTATTCGCCTTTTAAAACTTGCTCCCATATCTCGTCGTTTTCTACTTTCATTGAAATAAACCAAGAGCCGTCCGCTTCTTGCTTAAACCCTTCTGGTGCTTTAATACCTCTCTCGGAATCTATAATAAAAGACTCACATAAAAAAACGCCGTCGGCTAGTTTGCCCGTTTGGTGGTCTAAGTTTGTATTTTGGCTTAATGAGTTTCTATGGAAGTTTAACCAAATCTTCTCTATATTTTCTTTTTTAAATACAACGTTATAAGCACCTCGCTCGTCGTCTATT